AGTGGTCCAGGTATGTTCTCAATAGACCATCTCATAAAACGGAAACTCACAAATGATTAAGTCACTCTTCAGTTTTATATTTGCTGCCATTATGTGGGTGCAAGTCCCACAATGGAGTGACGATTGGTCTAAGTGTGCGGTTGATGTACCAGACACAGCATGTCATTGGTACATTACTGCACCAGATAATACGTTTGGTGAAGGATTTAGTTGGGCAAATGCTCCATGGTTCAGTGCTGAAGGTCTCCGTGATGTTGGGGAACTTCACAACACAGTTCAATCTCTTCAGGAGGCATAATAAATGCAACTTGAATACATCATATGTTGGGTTGCCATCATCATCTTTTTACTCGTCACTCAGAACCCTGACGATGACGATGATCAAGATGGTGGTATGATGGTCCCATCCTACCAAAATAAATAAATCTAAACTACTATGTCTTGCAATCTTCGCCAAAAAATGTTGGATGCTCTAGTTGCTAATGCTCTAGGTAATATTGCCAAAGCAAAAGCAAATATAGAAGTATACCTACACAATCCTGTAGGTATTGGTGAGCACCCTGATGTGCTTGCTGCTATTCAGGAACAACTAGATATCATTGCTCATGAAGATGAGCGTATTGAAGTTATTAATAATCATTTTAATGAAAGTGATCATGAATAATATCGAAGTCTTTCTTTATTTCGTATGTTTTTCTATCATCGGTGGTGCTGCGTTTGCAATGATGTGGAGTAATATTCAATCTATTAACATAGAGATGAGTACTCCCCGTCAAGTAAAGCACCCTGAAGCACCTGCTCCTGGTGAAGAAGTGATGTATGTAGATCTCTCTAGAGAAAAATTAGAGAAACTTTATGACAAAGAATAGAGGATGTTGTGGTGCTGGATGTCCAGATTGTCCATTTAGACCACCTAGACACAACAAATAATCTATGCTATACTGAGGACCAATGGGTCCTTTTTTTATGTTGACTGTTACAAATTACATCACAGCATTTTGGACTGTTGTAGTAATGAATTGTATTCAACCAGTCAATTGGACACATTGCTATCGTATTGACCAATGGTTGATACCTGATCTTTATCAGGGTGCCCAAATTTACCTTGACAAAAATATGGATTTCTTGTATAAAAGAGAACGGGAGTACTTAAACAATAAATGAAAATTTTCCTAGACACAGCAGACACAGAACTTATTCGTAATTATTTTGAGACTGGACTAGTTGATGGTGTCACAACCAATCCATCACTGATTATGAAGTCAGGACGAGATCCTGAAGTCGTATACCAAGAGATCAAAGACATTGGTGTTCAAGATATCAGTATGGAAGTCATGGGTGATGCTCAGACTATGTTGAATGAAGCACTTCGACTAGTTGATAAGTTTGGTAGTGTAAGTACAATCAAACTTCCTATGACCCGTGATGGTCTAAAAGTTTGTAAGGAACTCTCTAGAGAGAAGATCCGTACTAATGTCACATTGATCTTCTGTGCTGCTCAGGCAGTCTTAGCAGCAAAGGCAGGAGCAACATATGTCTCACCCTTCGTAGGACGTTTAGACGATCAATCTGTGGCAGGTCTGGAGGTTATACGATCTATCTCCGAACTCTATCGAATCCACCGTATGGAAACTCAGGTTCTTGCTGCTTCTATTCGCAATGTTCAACGTGCAATTCGTTCCTGGTATAATGGTGCTGAGATTTGCACAATGCCACCTAAGGTATTTGATGGAATGTACGATCACATTCTAACTGATGCTGGTCTTGAAATCTTTGATCGTGATGCTGCTAAAATTGTAAAGCAATGACTCAACTAATTGAACCTACAGACCCACAATATTTTACACAAACTTCTGACGGTTCATATGATCGTCATACTTATAGGTTAAATGTCCCTGGATATAAGTCTGTTGTAATTGAAGACTATGAAATCCTTCGAGCAGTATGGTTTGAGCAATGTAGAAACTTTAAAGGTTGTACTGTAGAAGTACTGGATGTGACAAAAGAATCAAATAAAGGATTTGGATGACTAAATAAAAACATGAGAGTTGGAACACTCTATATGCAAAGTCAAAATTACTTTTAATACTCTCTAGGCAAGATCCATTACGGGTCTGCCTTTTTTTTGTCCTTCGTTTGTACCGCATGGAACTTTACGCAACTCCTCAAGGATACCTCTACAACTTACATACAGTAAACAGAAAGGAAGCTAGAAAAATGTGGAGAAAAAGAATTAAAGAACAGTGGGATAATAGATGTGCCTACTGTGGTTCTACTGAAAATCTGACCATAGACCATGTAGTTCCTAAATCAAAAGGAGGAACTAACTATACAACAAACGTGGTTTGTTCTTGCCTATCATGCAATGGATCTAAAGCAAATACTGAGTGGAAAGAGTGGTACTTAAATCAAGAATTTTTTCAGGAAGTAAACAAACGAAAAATTCAGGATTGGATAGGGCATCGAGAGGATGGTAAAGTCAAGTTATACCAATACAAACCTAGGAGAAATTTTATCCCCAAATTGGCATAATGCTATATAAAAATTGAATATGTAATTAGGAGTCTAAATTATAGACTCCTTTTTGTTGCATATTAAAAAATATCTGCTATAATTATACCGTTTGGAGAAGTCTATGTACACAATTTATTCAAAGCATGGTTGCCCATATTGCGACAAAATCAAGCATATCATGGAACTAACAGAACAGAAGCATGTTGTTTATCAACTTGGTCTGGATTACAATCGTGAAGAATTCTACAAGATCTTTGGAAATGGTTCTACCTTTCCTCAAGTAATTCTTAATGCTGATGCTGAAGATTCTGTTAAACTTGGTGGTTGCACTGAGACAGTTGCATACCTAAAGGAGCATAAAGTAATCCGATGAAACAAAAAATGGCAGAAGTCTATATCCTTATTGAGGGTGCTGTAGATGATGCTTTTTTGAAACAGAACTTAAATTTAAAGTTGTATGATTATTTAAAGCAGAATAATTTTACTAAAGATGATTTGGGTGAGATATTAGATAGTACAAGTGCTACCACTATTTCATCTATAAGTTCTGAACTTAGTGATTATATTGAAGGTGGATCTGATAGTGCCCATAAGCAACTTCGTGAAGCATATGGATTCCTATCAAAACCATTTGCAAGAAAGGTGAAAATATATCTGGATGGCATATTAGATGATGTAGTAAGGTATAGAAATGACAAAGGGAAAAGGGTCAGAAAAAGGTCTAAATAATAAGGACATCCGTATTGACCGCGGATTGGAACTTATGTTAGAATCTGGGAGGGAGATCGTAAAACCACAGGAAAAAGTATTTGAATTTAAAATTAAGTTATTTGAATTTGAAATGACTTTCGAGATTAAGAAACGTTCTCAGGGAGTAAATCCATGCAAGCAGCATTAATCGCAATCAGTACAGTGTTAGGTATATGTTTACTGGCACTGGGTTTAGTTATTGGATTCTTAGTGAAAGAGAACCTATATTCTTATAAAGGATATACCCACCCAGAGATGTTTGATGAAAATGGAAACATCTTACCAGATGAAATTTTAGCAGTACGATTTGAAAACAGTTATGACGAGTTCGACTACGAAAAAGAGGAAGACGACGACAGCTCTTCCTGAACTTCCAACAAATGCTTTTATGCATGAGATTCTTGAGGTAGTTTCTAAGCAACGTAGTAATGCAAAGAAAGTGGAGGCACTCAAAAAGTATGATTGTCTCCCACTCAAGAGCATTCTCATTTGGAACTTTGATGAGAGTGTTATTTCTCTTTTACCACCAGGAGATGTTCCATACGGAAATCTTAAAGAGGATGTGACAGCATCTGGAAATCTATCAGATAAGATTAAAGCATCTTCACAAACACAAAATTCTATTGCTGAGGAATCTCAACGGGCAAAGAAAACTTCTATCCGTAAAGAATCCACTAAACTCTATAATTTTGTAAAGGGAGGTAATGATTCTCTTTCTTCCATACGGAGAGAAGTGATGTTTATTAATATTCTTGAAGGTCTGCATCCTGAAGAGGCAGAAATTCTTGTTCTTATTAAAGACGGAAATTTATCTAATAAGTATAAGATTTCTATTGATAATGTAGAGCAAGCATATCCAGATATCACATGGGGAGGACGTAGTTGAAATTTGTTATTATCCACGAGGATTGTGATCCTAAACTATCAGAAGACACATCTCTACCAACTAACTCATATATGGTAGAGTATGTTCTTGATAAAAAAATCCATTATGATATCGTAATGGCAAATAAAAAGGTGGATATCTTTGATCATTATTATGATCTTTATAGATATGATCTACTAACATTTAGTCAAACTGAAGGAAGAATTAGACCTAACCTGTATGGTTATAAATCACCACCACCCGAAAAGAAAAAGAAATGAATAAAGGATTTAGTGGGTTCTCTAATAATAATGTCGATGATTCCTATAATGGAAAGGCAAAGATTACTATTGATCAACGTGAAGTTGATAAACTTATGAAAGAATATAAGGGTATCAAGAAGTATATGAGATCTGCGGTGTTTGAAGTCAAGAAACTTGATGGAACCGAAAAATATATTACCTCACTCATTGAGGAAGCAAAGGATATTGATCTCTAAATAAACACGTGACTTGACAACCAGTATGATGACTTACAAACCCTATAGTGCAGAGTGGCACAGGTATAGATACTTAAAAGAAGCAATTGATAAGTATCTAGATGATTATGTTGACAATCAGATAATTGTTAATGATATTTTGGATATTGTATGTGTCCGTCAAGAACGAGCACATGCAGAGTATCATAAATTAGAAGACCTAGAGTTAAAACTGAGAGACTAATGCTATCCACTGCATATCGCCTTAGGTTAGAATCCATCTGTAGATGTATTGCTAACAAAGAAGAGGTCCCACTAGAGGACATGATCTGGGCAGAGAAACTTGCCAAAGCACATACTCTCGCAAGAGATTGGTTACAAAAAGCAAGACGACAAGCTGCCCAAGATATTGAGGAGGGCAGTATTGA